TCGCCTGTAAGATCCGGGCATGGCTAAAAAGTCAACCAATCAAGAAATCCATGAACGGGTAAACGTCATTTACCAGTTCTTGATCAAATCGTGGTCGCGTTTTGACATCCTTCAATACGCCGCAACTGAGTGGGATTTGTCGAGCCGTCAGACAGATGAATACATCGCACGCGCTCGCAAGTTGATAGAAGAAGACTCAGCCGTTGAGCGCCCACAATGGCTAGCAGCTGCAGTGCGTCGTCTTGCGGAATACGAAAAGCGGGCCGGTAATGACGACCGACAAGTGGCTGTCGCAATCAAAGCACTTGAGACTCAGGCTAAGCTTCTGCGCTTCGATATCTGATGGTTTCCGTCCTTGCGGGCTTGACCGAAGCGGAACCGCTCCTCGCTTTCGCTGAGCCACCGACGCAGGAAGAGACCACCGACCTTCTGCAGCGCATCCGCGAAGACCTGCACCCAGGGCAGCGGGCGTTTGTCGATGATCAGACGACCGACATCCTGGGCCTCTGTGCCGGTTACGGCAGCGGGAAGACGCACGCGCAAGCTGCTAAGGCTGTCTTCCTTGCCTGCGCTAATCAAGGCTTTACCGGCTGCGTAATGGAGCCCACTGGGCCTCTAGTGAGAGATATCTGGCTTAATGATTTCGAGGCCTTCTTGCAGCGGTACTCAGTGCCTTACACCTTCCGAGCGAGTCCACTTCCCGAGGTGATTTTGCACCTACCCGGCGGGGATTCAAAAATCCTCTGCCGGTCCCTAGAAAGCTGGACGAGGATCATCGGTCTTAATCTGGCGTGGGTGTTAGTGGACGAAGTTGATACCGTCCCTACCTCTGTTGCTGATCGAGCCTTTCCCAAAATTCTCGGACGCCTTCGAGCCGGCAACGTCCGGCAGTTCGCAGCGGCCTCCACCCCTGAGGGTTTCCGGTGGATGTGGAACACGTTCGGCACTGAAGAGGCCAAGGAGCGCAAGGACCGCAAGCTAATTAAGATGCGCTCGGCAGATAATCCACATCTCCCGCCGGACTTCATATCGAGGCTCGAGGCTTCATATGATCCGAGTCTTCTCGCCGCGTATCTTCAGGGAGAGTTCACCAATCTGACCACCGGCCAGGTCTACGACCGATTCAGCCGCGAGAAGCACATCTGTCGAGATCTTCCAGATGTCAGCGACGAAATCTTGAGAATCGGGGTGGACTTCAACGTGGGCAACATGTCCGCCACTATTGGCGTGCGTCTGGGTAACTCTTTATTGCTAATTGATGAGGTCAGCGGCTCTCAAGATACGGATGCCCTGGCCCAAGAGATCCGCCGACGCTATCCCGACCGTCGCATCTATGTTTACCCTGATGCGTCAGGTTCAGCGCGTTCGACTACTAATGCCAGCCTTACCGACATCAGCATTCTTGAGTCCTATGGGTTTAGTAACCAATCGCCTCGTTCAAACCCAAGGGTCACTGATAGGGTGGCTTCTCTTCAGGCTCTGTTGGAGAACGGCAAAGGTGAGGTCCGACTACAGGTAGCGGCGCACTGCAAAAGGACGATTGAGTGCTTGGAGCTGCAGAGCTACACCGAGCGGGGTGAGCCGGATAAGGAGGCGGGCTATGACCACATGAATGACGCGCTGGGCTACCTCGTATTCAGAGAGTTTTCGATATTGCATGCCCGTGCTGGTCGAGGCACAGGAATCAGGCTTTACTAAGCTGTGCGCATTAAGTAGGGCGGGACATGTATTCATCATTTGCAGGTGGCCGCCAGCGTGCCTCAAGCGTTGCGCTCGTTAGTGATCCCAACAACGCTTATGTGAACATGGAGCCCCATTGGGAGCTGCTCGAAGCAATCAGTCTGGGTACATTCGGCATCCGTAAAAAACATAGAAAGTATCTACCCCAAGAACCTAGAGAACTTGATGAGAGCTACGATTCTCGTTTAATGCGCTCAACGCTCCCGCCTTTTTTCAGCAGGCTGGAAAGACTTTTGGCCGGTATGTTGACGCGAAAGCCTATTCGGCTGCAAGACGTAAGTGATACCGTTACGGAACAATTATTCGATGTTGATCTTCTCGGGAACAACTTGGACGTGTTTCTGTATGAAGCCGCCCGAAAGATGATTCGGTATGGTCACGTCGGCGTCTTGGTTGATGCACCGGCTGCGGGTGACAACGGCCGACCGTACTGGAGCATTTATTCCCCGCCGGATGTGCTGGGGTGGAGGAGTGAAATTATCGACGGGCAGCAGAAACTTATCCAGTTGCGTTTGTACGAGAAGGTTGTGCAGCCTGATGGCGACTACGGCGAGAAGATGGTGGAGCAGGTCCGCGTCTTGACCCCTGGCGCTTTCGAGATTCATCAGAAGGATAAGAAAGGCGACTATCGGGTAGTGGAGGAAGGGACGACCAGCCTGGATGAAATCCCGTTTTCTGTGGCGTATTCAAACCGAACGGGCATTCTCGAATCACGGCCGCCGTTGGCTGACATTGCCGAGCTGAACCTGAAGGCTTATCAGGTACAAAGTGATTTAGACAACCAGCTGCATATCTCGGCTGTTCCGATGTTGGCCGTGTATGGCTTCCCGCAGTCGGCTGAGGAGATCAGCGCAGGGCCCGGGGAAGCGATGGCCCTCCCGATGGATGCCAAGGCCGAATATATCGAGCCCCAGGGCCGGAGTTTCGACGCTCAGTTCCGACGGCTGGATCAAATTGCCAACCAGATCAACGAGCTGGGACTGGCCGCGATTCTGGGCCAAAAGCTGTCAGCAGAGACGGCCGCATCAAAGAGGATCGACCGCAGCCAAGGGGATAGCACCATGCAGGTTGTGGCCCAGCAGATGCAGGACTTGATCGACAACTGCCTGCAGTATCACGCGGACTATCTGCAGATTCCTGAGGCTGGCAGCTCCTTTGTCAATCGTGACTTTATGGCGGCACGTTTGGAGCCGGATGAGATCCAAGCGTTGCTGCAGCTTTACACCGCTGGAACGATTACACAATCCACGCTGTTGGAGCAGTTGGAGGCCGGGGAAATTCTGGGCGATGACTTCGACGTGGAGGAAGAGATAGAAGGCACGCAGAACGGGGGCATGATTGAGATGGACCAGCCAGAGCCTGCAGCACAAAAAGCTATGCCTGTGGAGTCAGCTGAGCCAGAAGACCAAGATGAAATGCCTGATTGATGAGCTGGATCAAGAACCTACGGAAGAAGCGACCGGATGACGGTCATAAGCAGCTGCTGTTCTTTTCCATTGGGGAACTGACCGATGACAGCTATGCGGTTGTACGCACAACGTGGCACGACGGAAGACATGTGATTGCAGTTACCGAGGCTTGTATTCATGTGTATGACGAAGATATGCGTAATGAGATGCGCGACATAATTAAATGCGCATTGCAGGCCGGCGCTGATGTTTCGTTGATTTGTGTTGAAACTCCTGACGAGTTGGGGTTAAGACCGGCATGAATGAACTCGCTGAACTGTTCCGAAATGCGATTGAACTCAATCGTTACAGCAACAACGTGGCTCGACAGGTCATCGAGTCATATAACGATCGGGTGCTGGACGCTATTGATGAGCTGGCTGCTGCTGATGGGTTGTCGGCAGTTGATCAGGCTAAAAAGCTCCAAGAAATTCTCCAAGAATTAAAAATTGAGCTGCAGGCGTGGGGCGTGTTTAGCTCCTCCTTGATGATTGATGAGATGCAGGAGCTGGCAGTTGTTCAGGCTCGTTTTAGTGAGCAGGAGCTGAGTCGAGTTGTGCCGGAGGGTGAGGACGAGCCAGTGCGGCGTGTGCCGATCTTGGCGGGCTTTGCTGCTGCTGTTGTGTTGTCTGACCCCACTGCTCGGGGTGTTGTGGCATTGAGCGACAACCTGCAGGAGCGAGTGGCTAGGCGACCTGTGGGTCAACTGGCGGCTGGTGGTGCTGTGCGGCTGCCTAATGGTGAAGTGGTGGATAAGGCATTTCGCCGTATTGCAACACGGCAGGCGGAGTTATTCGGGCTGACAGTGCGCAATGGGTTATTGAGTGGCGAGACAGTCCGCCAGATCTCACAGCGGTTGCGTGGCCGTTTGCGTAAGGGCCAGCGTGGCTCAATCGATCGGATCATTCAGGCCGGCGGGCAGATGACATCAGCGGCCAATAATCAGATGCGGGCGATTGTTCGCACGACGGTGACGCAGATGGCTGTGGAGGTCGATCAATTTGTGGCGCTTGCAAATCCTTTGATTACGAATCGTTATCGGTACACGGCGGTGTTAGATACGCGAACGTCTGCCCGTTGTCGATCACTGGACGGCAAGATTTACGAATGGGGCAACGGTCCATTGCCGCCGCAACATTTCAATTGTCGATCACGGACGCGGAGCATATGGCGCGGAGACACTGGGCGCGAGAGTGACATCCGGGAGGACTATGGCGAATGGCTCAATAAACAGGATCAGGCGACCAAGTTGGATGTGCTTGGCTCTGGGCGTTTGAAGTTTTGGGATCGTCTTGTTCGTCGTTTTGGGCCAGACGAGGCAATTCGTAAATTTGTAGCTAGGGACGGAACAGAGCTAACCTTGGAGCAACTCAAACGCCGCTATCCCAATGGGAAAGCTTCATAGCAGATTTCAACTCACGCTTCCGGGCGAAGAGAAGAAGTCCAAGCCTGCAGCAAAAAAAGCTGTGGCCAAGAAAGCAGAAGTTAAGGAGGAATCCTGATGCCTCGTTATTCCGGACCTAAAAAGCCCCAGACGACTGCTTCTAAAAAGAAAAAGAAAGGAGGCAAGAAAAAGTAATGGCCAAGAAGCAGCGGCGCGTCCCAAAAGACAAGGCCACTGGTCTGCCTAAGAAGTATCTTTCCGGTGCCAAGAATCGCTCAGGCAAAGCCCGAGAGATCAAGCGCACGGCTGCTGCTTATAAGGCGGGCGAACTTATCGACATCAAAGCCGTTTCTGCATCGAGGACCAAACAAGGTGGCACCAAAAAGAAGACCACTAAGCGAAGCAACAAAAGCCGCGCTACAAAAAAAGGCGGATAAGTCCAGGTTCACGTATGGGCAGTTATCTGCTGTCTATCGCCGTGGCCAAGGTGCTTATTTGTCGAGCGGATCGCGCAACGTGCCGATGGCTGCGTGGGCAATGGGCCGTGTGAATAGCTTTATTTCTGGCAAGGGTGGGGCACGAAAGGCCGACGCTGATTTGCTGAAAAAAAGCAAGAAGAAGTAATGGCGCAGATCAAACGAGGTGGCCATACGTTTGCGGGCTACGACAAGCCGATTAAGACGCCGAATCATTCGAGCGGCAAATCACACGCCGTTGTGGTCAGCGTTAAAGGCAGCCCGAAGCTCATACGTTTTGGGATGCAGGGCGCA